GTACAGGGCAAGGCTAGGTGATAAGGTGCCGTCACTTTCAACATTCCGAAAGCTGAAAGAGAGAGATGACGCCAAGTATAAGGAACTGCAGAAACTGTTTAGGGAGACGGGTAAGAAATGACAGAAGGAAACTTTAGAGTTATGGCGTTGGGCTTGCTGTCAACGTGGCAGACACGGCTTAAACTCGACCATTGGACTATCGACATAGAGTTTAACGCTGATATAGACCCAAGTGCTAACGCTATGATCCACGTTTGGGGTGCAAGAAACTTCGCTACGTTGAAATTCCCGAAAGAAGCTAATGAGTATGAACCCGAGACGCTAGAACTTTGCATAATCCGTGAACTGGTGCATTTACACCTTTGCAGAATAGTAGAACTAGCGACAGATGCGTTGTCAACTGCGATTCAAGAGATTGCTTCAACATTAAAGGAGGGTAACAATGGATAAATTGTTATGGTATCTAAAATAACTCCTACCTCTTAAATATGTCACACAGTACGGACAACTCATTATATGTACTCCGTCCAAACTTGCTCAAGACGCTAAACTGGCAAGGAGAAAGCCGACAGGCTCTAAATGGAGGTATGACAATGAAAGACGATAGATTAAAGATCAGCCTGCAATATTTCGCAGATGATGACCCTGACGAGGGGGAAAATACGGAAGGGAAGCAAGAACAAACAAGGACATTTACTCAAGATGAACTAGACGCAATCATCTCTAAAAGACTGGCCAGAGAGAGGAAGGCGTGGGAAGCTCAACTTGAGGAAGAGCGCAAGAAGGCGCAAATGACCGAAGCCGAAAAAGCTAAGGCAGAAGCTGAAGAAAAGATTAAGGAATGGGAGAGCAAAGTTAAAGCTGCCAATGAGCGTATTTTACAAGCTGAAGTTAAAGCGAGTGCTACTGAACTGGGAATCGTTGACCCAGAGGTAGCTTTTTTAATGATCAAAGATAATGTGGACGAGGATTTAAGCAACATCAAACAATTGTTGGAGGACTTGATTAAACAAAAACCTTATCTCAAGAAGTCACCTGCCAACATTGGTGGAGGAACGAATCCGGGTGCGTCACAAAATGCGAAAGAAAATCCGTGGCTTCCAGAGTATTTCAACTTAACCAAACAGGCGAAAATTTTACGGGAAGACCCCGAACTCGCCGCAACTCTGAAACGAATGGCCAGATAAGGCCAAGAAAAAGATAGGAGATGATTTAATTGGCTAAAACCAAGATTGCGGACATCGTTGTCCCAGAAGTGTTTAACCCCTACGTTATCGAGCGCACTGCCGAACTATCCGCTCTCTGGCAGTCTGACATTGTACGGAGGACTCCCGAGCTTGATTCGCTGGCAAGCTCTGGCGGCACTATCATCAATATGCCTTACTGGGAGGACTTGACCGGAGCTGACCAGGTCCTGTCCGACAGCGATGCACTCGAGGTCAACAAGATCGCCGCTGGTCAGGACAAGGCAGTCCTGCTCATGCGTGGTAATGCCTGGTCTGTAAACGATCTTGCAAAGGCTCTTTCCGGGGATGATCCCATGAGAGCGATCGGCGACCTTGTCGCTGCCTACTGGGCCCGCAGGTGGCAGGCGGTCCTCTTGAGCACCCTAAGCGGTGTCTTTGGCGCAACCTCTATGGCTAACAACCTCCATAACATCAGCGCGGCGACTAAGAAGGGGATTGATGCCGCTACGACCCTCGATGCCTTGCAGAAGCTTGGCGATGCCAAGGATAGGCTCGTTGCTTTTGCGATGCATAGCGCGACAGAGACTTTCTTGGCAAAGAACAACCTGATCGAGTATATCAGGGAATCCGATGCTAATCCTCGGGTGCCCACTTACCTTGGCAAGCGCGTGATTGTGGACGATGGTCTGCCTGCCGCAAATGGTGTCTATACCACCTACATCTTCGGCGAGGGCGCTTTTGGGCTTGGTGAAGGTGCCGCTCCGGTACCTACCGAGTTTGATCGTGACAGCCTAGCTGGTGACGACATCATGATCAATCGCCGCCACTTCATTTTGCATCCTCGCGGTGTGGCTTGGCAGAATGCAAACGGTAACCCAACGAACGCCGAACTTGCTACCGCTACCAACTGGGAGCGAGTATATGAGCCCAAGAACGTGCGCATCGTTGCCTTTAAGCACAAGCTCGAAGCGAATAGCTAGGGGGGTGAGTGAATGCGTTATATCGAAACGCTAAAGCAACACACCTATACACCGAACGACTACTACGACTACCTCGCAAGGGTAGAGGACGCCATGGTTGGAGACATGGCGTTTTCTCTGCCCAAGTTCAAGCCGTATGTTAGCGAAGCAAACCACGAGGACGGGTATGCTGTGGAAGTCCAGGTCACCCTGGTTAACACTGCTGGTGAAGCCCACGACTGGTACCACGGGACGAAAGCTATTGCGTTGACTGCAACCTCTAGCGACGGAACCTTTGCCATTGGCGAAGGGGCACAAGGAACCACGGCCACTGCTGATCTCAAATTCGAGAACGGCGTGGCAACGTTTGTGCTTGTTTTGGACGACACTTGGGCAGCAGACGACACGATCACAGCTACAGTGGATAATGACGACACCAAGATCATGGCTTACTCGGTCAAGAAGGCCAACCACGAGTTGCTGAAGGTCCAGGCTGATCCGGACGATGCAGAATTAAGCGGGAGGCGGGAGACATCTCGCCTCTCTTGTTTGGAGGGATTGCATGAGTGTAACAGGGTTTAACCGCAGACGGAGAGAGCTGGAAAAACGCAAGCAACAGGAGCGTTCACAGGCGGTGGCTCTTGATGAGCTTACCTTCCATGAGCTTCGGG